CCTACGACGCTATCAAGGCGTTGGAGGGCACGGAGCAGAACCTGTCCATGTGGTTCGGTGACACCTACGACAGCGCCACCAACACCTACACCCCCACCGGCGAGCATGGCAAGTTCACCGGCAAGGGCTACCTGTACGTCACCCCGAACGGCGGCGACGTGAACGCTGTGCGTGACATGACCGTGACGCTGGCTGTGACCGTTCCCTTTATGAAGGAAGCGGCCTGATCTACCCATGATGGGCGGGGGTTCGCTCCCGCCCTTTTTTCAAAATAATGGTTAAAAAAGGAGAGTATAAAAATGTCTGACATTAAGACTGTGAATCAGATTAACTTCGACTACAACGGCAAGCACTATTGCCTTGAATATAACCGCGAGGCCGTGAAGCGCATGGAAGCCGCTGGTTTCAAGCCCGGTGAGAGCGGCAGCACTCCCCTGATCGAACTGGACATGCTGTGGGCTGGTGCGTTCTACAAGAACCATCGCAAGGAGTCCAGCAGGATCATTGAAGAACTGCTCGGCAAGATGAAGGACAAGGACAAGCTGCTCGAAGCCCTGCGCAACATGGTTGCGGAAACCTACAACTCCTTGATGGATGAGGGCGACGAGGGAAACGTGGAGTGGACGGCGACGATTTAGGAGAATCCGAACCGTCAGAGCCGCCCACGTTAGCGGAGATTTTTACACAGGCGTTCCCGTATTACCTTGCAATGGGGATGACCTATGACGAGTTCTGGCATGGCGCTCCATCGTTGGTTCGGGCTTATCGCAAAGCCCAAGACATGAAGCGCCATGAAAAGAACTATGAACTGTGGATGCAAGGGCGATACATCTTTGAAGCCTTGCGTTGTGCGCCGTTGTTGGTCGGATTCCCTGAAAAGGGTTACAAAGTTCCGAGTGGTGCGGGTTATCCTGAACAGCCCTATCCTCTTACGGAGCAGGAAGCCCAGGAGCGCGAGATACAGCGCGAAAACGAGAACACAAAACGCTTCATAGCCCAGCTTGAAGCGGAGAGCAAAAGGAGCTTAGAGAAAGCCAAGAAGGAGGCGGTTAAAGATGGCAGAGAATACGATTGACAATCTGTCCATCCAAGTTACAGCAAGCGCAGACAAAGCAGCGAGTGTATTTAACCGCCTCGCTTCTTCTGCTGGACGTTTGCGTGGTGCTGCGTCTGGTGCTGCTGGTGGGATGCAGGACATGGCGCAGGGTGCGCGTGATGCTGGAACAGCTACTGCAACCGCTGGCGAACAGGCAGGACGAGCGCAAACTAGAATCCGTGGTGTCGGCAACGCTGCGAAGGACGCTGGCGACAAGGCGATGAAGGGTTCAAATGGGCTTAAAACATTCTGGGAATCCTTGAAGCGCATTGCGTTCTATCGGCTTGTGCGTAGTGTTATAAAGGAAATTACGGCTGCGTTCAGCGAGGGCATTAAAAACCTGTATCATTGGAGTGACCTTGTGAACGGTCATTTTGCCGCTTCAATGGATAGGTTGGCAACAAGTTCCCAATACCTGAAAAACAGTTTGGGCGCTATGGTTTCTCCTCTGATTGAAACCCTTGTACCTGTACTTGATGTAATCATTGATAAGGTTGTAGATGTTCTAAATTTTTTCAATATGCTTGTGTCCGCTGTTAGCGGAGCAGATACATACACAGTTGCAAAAAAGGCTGCTGCTGTATGGGAGGATTCTTCGAAAAAGACGAGTGGCGCGGCAAAGAGAGCAGCGGATGATATTAAGCGTACAATTCTTGGCTTTGACGAGATAAACAAACTGGTCAAGCCTAATTCTTCATCTGGTGGCGGCGGTAATTCCTCCGCAAATCAGCAGCCAAATTACGCTGAGATGTTTGAAGAAAAGCCTTTGACTGGTATTTTTAAGAAAATTTCTGACATAACCGAAGGATGGCCTGACTGGTTGAAAGCATTGCTTGGTATCGGAGGCACAGCACTTGCAATATTTGGTATTCCTGCGCTTCTAAAGAAAATATGGGATGGACTTAAAAACTTGTTTTCTTTTAATATACCAGATTGGTTCAAATGGTTATTTGGGCCGAAAGGTGACGGCGATGTGGGTATAGATATCCCTGACCACATTGATATCCCGGACGGAACAGTCAAGGTTAATGTAGAAAAGGGCGATTGGAGCACACTGGATGAACTTTCTGGCAAGTCCATGTATGTTTCCCCGAAACTGGACAATTCGGGCAGTGTATTGTTTAACAAGTTGAAAGATGAATGGAACGCGGCAAGAACACCGTTATATGCTTCCCCAAAGTTGGATAATACCGCATCGGGTTTATGCAAGAATTTCAAAAGCGATTGGAACGATATTGAAAGCCGCACTGTTTATGTATCACCGAAACTGGATAATACCGGCAAGGTGCTGTTTGATGACTTGAAAAGAGAATGGGATGACATTACAAGCAGGACACTGTTTGTAAGCGTTGCCATTTCCCAGACGGCAAAGTATCTATTCGATACGTTGAAGAAGAATTGGAATAAGATCACCAGCAAAACGCTTTATGTCAATGCGGCGATCTCTCAATCCGCGAAATACTTGTATGATGCTTTGGAAAATCACTGGAAAGAGATAATCAGCAAGACGCTTTATGTAAATGCAGCCATTTCCCAAAGCGCGAAGTATTTGTACGATGCGCTTGAACGGAACTGGAAGGGGATTATAAGCAAGACGCTTTATGTGAATGTTGCGATTTCACAAAGTGCGCTGTCGCTATACAACGCATTGAAGAAGAATTGGAACGATATCGTAAGCAAAACGCTCTATTTCAATGTTGCAATATCGCAAAGCGCACTGCTTCTGTACAATGGCTTGAAAGACGCCTGGAGCAATCTTACCAACAGGACGTTATATGTGAATGTGTCGATAATTCAAAGCGCACAGTTGATCTATGACACATTGCGGGGTAACTGGAACAGCCTTACCAACAGAACCCTGTACGTCAATGTGTTGATATCTCAGAGCGCACAATACCTTTTCGACGCATTAAAGGGGAAGTGGAACAGTCTTACCAGCAGAACCCTGTACGTCAATGTGGCGATATCCCAAAGCGCACAATACCTTTTCGACGCATTAAAGGGGAAGTGGAATAGTCTTACCAACAGAACACTGAATGTTGATGTTGGCATGGGTGATACACCGTCGAACAAAGCAAAGACGTTATGGGACAGGTTGAAAAGCGCATGGGATGCAAGCGTTACTGCTGTAGACAAATCATTGGATGTATTCGTTAAACCGGCGATACGTCAATCATTGAATAGCGCCGCTACGCTTGGTGGGAAAATACTGGATTGGCTGTTCCCTGGTGCGAGTGCAGAAGAAGCAACGGTGGATGTTACCGTCGAGGCAAAACCAGGCTGGGGCTTTGTGAACTCTCCATACCAAACGGGGCCAAATTCGTTTACGCTTGCACCGATCAACGATACATCCGTAAATGTTGGCGCTGTTGGAGCGTGGGACAGCACTGTAGGCGGCATATTGCCATATCTTGGCGTCAACGATCTGTCATCCTTTGTCTGGATGGACACGGTGACGTCCTGGGCATCTACAGCGGGCGGCATACTTTCGTGGCTGAACGTTACCGACCTGAGTTCGGACATCCTTATGGATCTTAAGAAGGATTGGGGAACCCAAACGCCGCAGAGTTATTTGGGACTTGACAACCTTTCAACCACGATCAAGGCGAAGCTGAAAGTAGATAACAAGGCGAATAAAGCCACTATCAAAATCAGCGCCTCGAACGCCGGAAGTCTGTTGGAATTGACGCAGGATACCAAGGCCCTGGGCGGCATATTCAGCGGCGGGACCTGGCGCAACATACCGCAGTATGCCGGCGGCACGACAAACGCAGGCAGCCTTTTCCTGGCAGGCGAGGCTGGGCCGGAGCTGGTGGGCCACGTGGGCGGCAGGACGGAGGTCCTCAACAAGAGCCAGCTTGCTTCCGCCATGTACGCGGCGGTACAGAGCGCAATGGCTCCGGCAAGCGCGAACTTTGCAGCAGCGGCGCAGAGCATGGGCTATGGATCTGCGGAGAACGATTATCACGCCATGTACGATGTCATATTCGACGCGGTATCGGAGGCCATGGCGGGCGACAGCGGCAGCCGGGAGCGTACGCAACTGCTGCGGCAGATCAACGACAAGGATTTCACGGCGGAGATCAGCACGGCCAGCCTCAACCGGGCGCAGAACCGGATGAATCGGCGGGCAGGTACGACGCTGGTGCCCGTGGGATGATGGGAGGGACAGGATATGGCAGACCAGGCATATAACCCGATACAGAAGGTGCGGGCGAAGCCCAGCGAACAGACGCCGAATCCGACCTGGGTGACGAATATACCTGCCCCTTCCAAATATGACTGGAAACTGAGTGATGTTTCCGCTGCGAACGCGGGGCGCACTGAGGATGCGCTGATGCACAAAATGCTGATTGCGCAAAAAACACACTTGGAATTGGAATGGCAAAACATAACGGATTCTGCCAGCCAAAGGGTGCTTTCCGCGTTCAATCATGAATATATTGAGGTTCAGTATTTTGACTATAAGGACAATGCGTTTGTAACAAAAACATTCTATGTGGGCGACAGGAACGTCAAGACATATAGCAGGAGGCTTGGATACTCCACACTGACATTTAATATCATCGAACAGTAAAGGGGGCTTTTGAATGTATCCGATCAGCGACGCGGTAAAAGCCCTCTTTGCCGCCGAGCAGCGGCAAATGCTGCGCATAACGGGGTACGGCTCCAACGGGCAGAAGATACGGATCACCGATGACGATATCATACTGAACAGCTTTTCGATTGACCGGTACGCCTGTAATGAATCGAAGCTGGAGATCGGCACCGCGATATCCTCCGAGATGACGCTGAAGCTGTATAACTACGATGGGCGGTTTGACTATGCCGCGTTTGAGGGCGCGGAACTGTTTGTCGAGATAGGCATAGCAGATTGGGAGCAGGATGCGCCGGAAATCACATGGATTCCCTGCGGGTATTTCACGCCGGACAGACAGCCGCGCAAGCTGGGCGTAATCACGCTGAACGCGCTGGACAGGATGATGCGCTTCGACCAAGTTGTGGAGCGTGAATCACTGGTCCCGTGGGAGGACAACAACGGGAACATCATCAAGGACAACAACAATAATACCATCTACTTCTTCAGCGGCATCACCTTCCCGACCACGCTGCCGGATTTCGTGGAGAGCATATGCACGCGCTACGGCGTGCCGCTTGCGACGGATTTGACACAGCTTCCGAACGCGACGTCCTATGAAATAACGGCGTTTCCCGTGACGGACGTCAACCTGACATATCGGCAGATCATACAGTGGTGCGCGGGCGTCATGGGCGCGAACGCCTGGATTGACTGGAACGGCGAGATGCGGTTCAGTTGGTATGACAACACGACGAGTTACGTTACCAACACATCAAACCGTTACAACAGCGACCTTTACGAGAACGACATTACCGTTACGGGCGTCGTGTGGACAGACACGGACGAGGACGAGACGCAGTATGTGGCGGGCAACAGCGCATACGCCCTGGACCTGACCGGAAACCCGATGATAAACGCGGACAATGCCAGGGATATACTCGGCAGCATCCACGCCGCAATCATCGGCTTTACCTACAGGCCGTTTGAGGCAAGCGTTATCAATGCGCCCTACCTGTGGCCGATGGACCGGGTGTCCTTCGTTGACAAGGACGGCAACGGCCATGTGAGCAGCCTGACCAACGTGCGGTTTGGCATCAACGGCGCGATGGCGATTGCGGCCACGGGCGAGACGGAGGTAACAAACAGCAGGACGCAGCCTGGCAGCTTCACGAGCCAGCAGCAGGAAATTTTGAGACGCATGGTGCGCGTGACGGGCGAAAACCTGAATCAGGCAGTTGACAATGCCACGGCTCAGATTACCGGCGCAAATGGCGGTTATGTGCGGTTTATATATGATACCAACGGCAACCCAACCGAAATCCTCATCATGGACACGACAAGCATCAGTACGGCCCGTAAGGTTTGGCGGTGGAACAGGAACGGCCTTGGATATTCAAGCAATGGTTATAACGGGCCATATGAAATCGCCATGACACAGGATGGCGCGATTGTGGCGAAGTTTATCACATCCGGCACAATGAGCGCCGACAGAATACAGGGCGGTACGCTGGTGCTGGGCGGCAACAACAATGTCAGTGGTATACTGCGAATCTTAGACGCGAACGGGACAGTAATTGGCTCGTGGGATAAGAACGGTATAGTCACGGACAAGGGAACAATAGGCAGTTTTACATTGGACAACGGCGCTCTGATCTATGGTACGCCAGGCGAGAACGGCAACGGCATCAGGATGCGCTATGACGGCTTCCTGACGTCCTACGGCGGTTCATCCAGCGGGATCGTTGGGTATTCCTGGTTGCACAACGGCTGGCTTGAAATCGGTAATTATGGCTACGGCAGCGCGAAGTTCAACGCCCCGTCCTCCTACAACGGCGGCTTCTCGATAAGCGTTACCAATGCCGATGGTAGCTTTACCCGGGTTCCGCTATACTGCGACAATTCCGACACGGATCGTAAGATCGTGTTTGGCGGGCCGTTCAAGACGCTGTTCCAGAACGACGTGACCGTGAGCCAGGGCACGCTGACGACCCAAAATTTACAGGTCACCGGCACCAAGAACCGCAAAGTCTCCACTGACCAATATTCCGACCGGCTGCTGTACTGCTACGAGACGCCCAGCCCGCTGTTCGGGGACGTGGGCGAGGGGGAGATCGGCGCGGATGGGCAGTGCTACGTCTGGCTGGACGCGGTTTTCGCGCAAACCATTAGCACCGAGGGCTATCAGGTGTTTCTCCAGCGCTACGGCGCGGGGGATTGCTGGGTGGCTGAGCGCCGCCCGGGATGCTTCATTGTGGAGGGTGAGCCGGGGCTGCGCTTCGGATGGGAGATTAAGGCGAAGCAGCGGGACTTCGACCAGCGGCGACTGGACACGGCAGAGCAGCCGTACACACCTACGGAGACGGACTACGGCGCATTGGCCGCAGCACACATCGACGATATCAGGAAGGAGCGAATATCAGCATGAAGAAGATCACCAGCGCGACCGTATTCTCCGACGCCGTAGGGATGCGGCTGAGCGCGACGTACAGCGAGATCGACGACAATACCGGGCGGATCATCAGTGACAACCAGCGGTTTGATCGGGTGATTACCGACGCGGAGATCACCGGCGCGGCCCAGAGCATCATCAGCTACGCCCAGAGCAGCATCGACCAGTAAGGGGGTACAACCATGCAGATAAGCGGATTACCGGTCTCAACGGCATTCGGCGCGTCCGACGTGCTGGCCATCGAGATCAACGGCGTGACCTACAAGATCACCGGCGCGACCCTTGCGGCGGCGCTGCAAAGCATGGGCGACTACGTGACCGCCCGGGACATCGCGAACAACTTGATCACCACCGACGAGGGGTATGTCCTTGACGCGCGGCAGGGCAAGGCGCTGCTGGACGCGTTGGAGGCGCTTGGGGCGACTGTGGAGGCGCTGGGCGATCCTGTAGAGATTGCCCACGGCGGCACGGGCACGGCGACGCCTCCTACCCGAGGCGGTGTGATATACGGCGCGTCGAGCGAGGCATACGGCAGCACTCCGGCAGGCACGGCGGGGCAGTTCCTGCGCTCCAACGGAGCGAACGCGCCGGGATGGGTCACGGTGGACAAATCGACCATCGGCCTTGGGAACGTGGACAACACCAGCGACATGGACAAGCCCGTCAGCACCGCGCAGCAGGCAGCGATTGACGCGGTTGAGAATGTGCTGGAAAGCGCCGTTGACGGCAAGGCGGGCGCGATCTACGAGGATGCGTCCGGCGCTGTAGCATCCTTTGCGGATGGCGCGGACGGCGGGGTGGTAAAGGCGCTAGTCATCGGCATACAGCCCGCACAGGAGGGCAGCGGCGATCCCAGCCCGGAGAATGTGCGGGCCATCACGGGATGGACGGGGGCGAATGTCGTGCGGGCCGGAGCGAATATATGCAATCCGGATTTGCTGCTCAGAGTAAACCCTGAAATAACTAAAGACGGAAACACATATAAGTTTCTCAGAAATTATTCTTCTATTCTTAATCTTATACCGCGCATGAATAAGTATTTCGACCAGATTAAAGTCGGATATGGCCTCATGCACGAAAATGAAAGTAATGGTGATCGCGCGGTAATCAGGATCAACTATACAGATGGCACTTATTCCCGGAATGTTAGCACAAGTTCGCCCGCGAATACATGGAGGGATGTAACTGTAACCAATGTCAAAAACCAAACGATTTCGCGCGTTGGCTATAATTATTTATACAGCGGCGGCCCGTCATATATACGCGATCTGATGGTTAATTATGGGACCATCGCTACGCCGTTTGAACCTTATCGGGGCGTCGAGACACCGGTAACGTGGGAAGATGTCGCCGGTACGGTATACGGTGGCAGCGTGACGTTGAACCCGGACGGCAGTGTAGATGTGAGCGCGTGCCCGTATTACGCCAGTTATGCGGGGGAAGCGTTGGTCGGCCCGTGGGTCAGCAGCATGGACGTGTACGCCGCAGGGGCCACTCCGACCACGGGGGCACAGGTGGTAGACCTGGGTGGGGCGAAAACCGTGTATCATGTGACCGACGCATGGACGCCGCCTATCATGACGCTGCTAGGCGTGAACAACATTTGGGCAGACTGCGGCCCCATCGAGGTGCTGACCTATCCCGCCGACACAAAACTGTACATCCAGAAGAACAACGCCCCAACCGATGATGATATGACCGCAGACACGCAGATTGCCAGCGGCCAGTATTTCATCATCAACGGCAATCTGTACCGCAGCACGACCGATATCCCCGTTGGCGACACTATCAACCCTGGAACTAACTGTGTGCTGACCAATCTGGCCGACGCACTGAACGCACTGAACACCTGATAAGGAGGCAATAGTATGAAATACGGCATCATCAAGGTCATCAACGGCAACTACAGCATCCACGCCGATGGCATCACCGCGCTGGAAAACGCGAAGGTCCAGTTCCACGGGCTGTGCCAAACGCTCTGGAACGCGCCCGACGTACTCACCGCCCATGTCATGATCGCTGATGAACAGCTTGATGTGGTGGAGGGCTACAAGGAGTTCATCCACCACGAGGCGCAGGCCGAGACCGAGGAATAAGCAGACGTGGGAGCGCCGTCCCTGCGGCGGCGCTTTAATATAACACGAGAGGAGAAATGATACATGGCGACTGTATATGTAGGGTCGGCACGCATCGACGAGAACGGCAAGGCCAGCGGTGGCCGCGCCGGGGATCAGACGGGCCGGGAGGTATCGACCCAGGCATGGTATAAGCACTCCAAGGGCTGGCGGGTGTTCAGGGCGAAATCGGCGCAGGTTGCCGAGAAGATCGCCCAGGACATGCAATGGGCCTGCGACAACAAGCACATCGGCTACGATCAGGGCGGCCGGTTGACGCTGTACAATATCAGCAAGCCGCTAGACTTCAACTGCAAGAAGATCGAGACCGATTGCGAGACCGACTGTTCGGCGCTGGTGCGTGTATGCTGTGCCTATGCGGGCATCGATCTGCCGAACTTCCGCACGCCCACGGAGCCGGAGGCGCTACTGAACAGCGGGGCGTTCGTGGAGTTGACCGGGAGCAAGTACACCGATCAGAGCCTGTACCTGGGCCGGGGTGACATCCTCGTCACCCGGACGCAGGGGCACACGGTGGTCGTGCTGAACAACGGCAGCAAGGCCGAACCGGCCCCGGACGCGGGCACTAAGCCTGTCCCGGAGGGCCTGCACTACGGCGACGTGGGCAGCGCCGTGACGGTCATGCAGCGGGCGTTGCTGCTGTGGGATGATAAGTGCCTGCCACGCTACGGCGCGGACGGAGATTTCGGGAGCGAGACCGAAAAGGCCGTGAAGGCATTCCAGACAGTGAAGGGCCTGCCCGTGACCGGCGTGTATGACCAGGCGACGCGGGCGGCGTTGACTTCCATCGGCAAGCCGGAGCACATCATCGCCACTGGCGACGTGTATGTGCGATCTGCACCGGGCACGGGAAACCGCGAGATTGGCATCCTCAAAAATGGTAAGACTGCGCTGTATCAGAACGAGAAACGCACCGTTGATAGCCGCGACTGGTATCTGATCGAGTTCGACGGCCAGAACGGCTGGGTATCGTCCAAATATGCGAAGCTGGTGGATGCATGAGCAGCAGGAATATACTTTCAGCCGTTGCGCGGGCTGACATGATCGTCTGCGCCGCGCTGCGCTGGCTGGCGGTGATCCTGCCGCTGAGCGTGGCCCTGCTGCTGATCGTGCTGTCGGTGCGGGGCTGGCTGGTTAGCGGTGAAGATTGGATTGACTATGATGCTCCAAGTGCGAACATCACAAACAAAGGCACAGATAATTGGAGGGATGACCATTGAGAGTTGAGATCATTGTAGCGTTGATTGGACTGTTTGGCAGCGGTTTCGGGGCGTTCCTGGGCGTATTGACTTCGGCAAAGCTGACGCAGTACAGGATTCAAAAGTTGGAGGAACAGGTTTCCAAGCATAACAACATGGTAGAGCGAACTTACAAGCTGGAAGGGCGAATGGATGAAGCTGAACACGACATACGAGACTTGAAGGGGAGGGTTGCATAATGTTTCTTCTAAGCGATTCTGTCTATACAGTCTTGAAATGGTGTACCCTTGTACTGATACCCGCTTGCACGACTGCCTACGTGGGCCTCAGTGCCGTGTGGCATTGGCCCTATGCCGAGGAAGTGGCAAAGACCAGCGCTGTGATTTGCACTTTGTTGGGTGCGCTACTTGGCATCTCCACGGCGCAGTACAACAAGCAAGAACCGCCTGACAACTTGTAAGCAGTAGTGTAAGCAGTAGACTTCAATTTTCTGCCATTTTTCGCCATTTTCCAAAAATGAGAAAGCCCCGAAAACTCCGTGTTTTCAGGGCTTTTTGTGGTCTGGGTGGAGAGATTTGAACTCTCGGCCTCTTGAACCCCATTCATGCAGGAAGTGCGTATTTGCAAGGGGTTTCACGCTTTTTGTAAGCAGTAAGTAAGCAGTAGCACGATTTACAGTTCTTCAATGATCTTTTTCATGGCTTCAAGTTCGGCTGATTGGTACATCTTTTTCGTGGTCGAATAGTCTGCATGGCCTATCAGTTTCGCCTTGTCAACGTCGCTTCCAGGTGCGCCTTTAAGAAGGTTGGCGAAGGTATGACGGCAGGAGTATGGCGTATAGTATGCGGGGTGTTCTGTGGTTGGCAACGGCTGTATTCCTGCTGCGGCGAGAACGGGATAGAAGCAACAGTCGCGGAAATAGGCGACGGACATCT